AGTGCGATATTCTATTGATTTAACTAAAGTTAAAGTTCAAGTACCAAAAGAACATAAGAAAACAATTTTGCTATTTAATGACGTTGGCGCTATTATGAAATATCCAACTCTTGATATCATTAAGAAAATGGATGGTCTTACTAATGGTGATGTCGAATTATTGTTTGAGATTATATGCCAGTGTATTGACTCTATCTATGACAGTGATGAAGTGTATCCAACTAAAGAGCAAAAACCAGAAGAAGTTCGTGAGTTTGTAAATAATTTAACACAAGAACAATTCAGTAAACTTCAAGCTTTCTTTGACACAATGCCAAAACTTGAAGAAACAGTTAAATACGTTTGTCCAGTGTGTAAGAAAGATCATCAAAAGGTTATTAAAGGCCTCGAATCTTTTTTCTAATTTGCTTATATCATGACAGTCTGCATAATTACTATAAGATGAACTTTGCGCTTATGCAGTACCACAAGTATAGTCTAGGGGAAATTGAGAATATGATCCCCTTTGAACGTGAAATTTATACCGCTATGCTTATACAATATTTAGAAGAAGAAAAACAACGGTTAGAAGCACAAAAGAGATAAACTATCATGGCAAAAAGAACAGGCAATAGCTCAGTTAATTCTAGCATTAGAGAAGGCACTAAGACTCAAGAAGCGGGGTTTACTCAACTGCTTGAACTTCAAAAACTTTCGAATGAACATCTTGGTTCTATATCGGATGCTATCTCTACTAATTCTACTAAACTTACTGCTTTGGTAGCTATAGACGCGTTACAAGCGCTAGAACAAAGAAAAGCTGATAAAACTATTGAAGAAGAAAATGATAGTTTAAATGAAATAGAAGCATCACAAAAAGAATTAATAAAGTTAGCAAAAGCTAATAATTCTATGACTGAGCGCGAACTTCAGGCAATGGCCGTTGTAGCTACCAGTATGAAAACCTTTAAAACTGTTGGCGAAAAACTAGGTGATATGAAAAAATCATTTGGTGAAAAATATGGTAAAGGCAATATTGGCAGAACTGCTCTTAGCGCTGTAAACGTTGGTGGATTGCTTAATAAGAAAATTGCTCAAAGTGATTTTATTAAACAGCAGAAAGCACTTGGTTCTACTAAAACCGATGAAGAACTTAAGACAGATTTTGCTATGGCGCACCAAGCTTCAAAAGGTTTAAAGAGCACTGAAGAAAGTATCACTAAACTTAAGAAAGTTACTGGGTTAGATGATGATACTCAACTGGCTAAAACGCCGGAAGGAAAGAAGTTATTTGCTAAGAAAGCTATACTTGCAGAAGAGTATGCCAAACATGATAAGAAATCTGAATTTGTAAGAGAAGAACAAGAAAAATCTAAAGATAGTGCTCACGCCGCAAAGATTAGTATTGAAAATCAACGCGATGAACCAATACCTATTAAGCCAGTTGCTAAAACTTCGCCTGATGTTGCAAAGGAAGATATCACTAAAAATAGAAAAGTGACGGTTTCTAAAGAAGATAAGAATGAAGCACAAAAAGTTCAAGAAGAACAAATATTCATACTTAAGCAAATTGTAACTAACACTGGTGGACCTCATGAAGGTGTTAGTAAAACTAGTGCTAATAGTGATAGCAGCGATAGTGGGGGCGGTGTCCTTGGTGGTCTTGGAAACGCACTAGCAAAATTAGGTGCAGGAGCAGGCAAGGGATTAGGCGCAATCCTTAGTGGTATTGGTCGAGGTCTTATGTCTTTAGCACCTGGATTAATCGCGTTAACTCCAGCGATTCCAGTTATTCTAACATTAGCAGTAGCATCAATGGCTTTAGGTAAAGCGCTTGGTATGGCTGCACCTGCAATTGAAGCTTTTGCTCCAGTTCTAATGAAAGTTGCAGAAGTAGTTGGCGGAGTATTCATCGAAGCTATTAAAGCAATACCAGAAATTCTAAAATCAATTGGAGACGTGATCGTCAACATTGTGACTTCTATATCAGATGCTATTACTGGAATTATGGATTCAATTGTGACTAGCATTGAAAGACTTGGTGCTGTTGATGGTAGTAACTTAATCTCAGTTGGTGCTGGACTAGTTGCAGTCGGCGCTGGCATGGCAGCATTTGGCGCAGGCGGAGCCGTTGCAGGTGTCGCTAACTTAGTAACAGGATTCTTAGGCGCAGTAAGTGGCAAAAAATCACCTATTGAGCAATTAGAACAAATTGCTAGTTATGGTCCTGGTTTGGCACAAGCTGGAATAGGAATGGAAAAACTTAGTCAAGGATTAAGTTCATTTGGTTCAAACGCTGGTTCTAAAGTGTCTGGTATGTCTAGTCAAATTGGAGCAATGAAAGAGCAAGGCGCTCTTGGCGCTAGTATAGTTAGTGCACCTTCAGTGACTACTAATGTTAAACAGACAGCGATCGCAAGTGTAACATCAAATGTGCGCACACATGAATCAAGTGTTGATAGATATTTTAGTGCTAGATCAGTCTATTAATCCATCCCACACTACTTCTTGCGTGTGAATATCACGTATCTGATATATTGTTATAGAACCTTTACACGTAGATTTAATCTGTTCAATGCCAAGAACTAGATTCTTAAATGAACCTATGTTGACACCATTCTTATAGACTAAGTATTTAATTTCATTGTTCATATCATTCCAATAAAAAGGGAGGCTTCGGCCTCCCTTTGTTTTTATCTACGTTATAGATTAATCTTCCTGAGCAATCTTCTTAAAGTAACTCATTGCCTCATCGTCATCACCGTCATCTGCCGGCTTGGAGATCTTCACTGTAGGTTTAGCAGCAGTGCGAACTGGTGGTGTATAATCATCATCAGCATTATCCATATTCGCAGCTGATGGTGCAGGTGCTGCCATCTCACTATTCAAAACAGATACCAACTTACGCGATAGTTCTTCATAAGTCTTGAAGTTTTTCTTATCGATAAACTCAGCAAGCTTATGTTGAGCATTTACAACTTTAAGAATTTCTTCTTCATCTTCAGAAACTGGAGCTGGAGCATTAAACACCGACTGATCATAGTTAGGATAACCCTCAACTTTACGTTGACGAAGTTTAAAGTCTGCACCTTCCCACAAGTCAAACACATTGACTGGCGTTTCATCTTCAAATGTTGGACGAGCTTTGTCCATAATCTTATCGAAGATCTTCTTGCCAAACTTATACAAGCGAACTTGTCCTTCGTTTTCTGGATGCTTAGGATCTGATACGATCAAAACGTTTGCAATGTACTGTAGACGACGCTTTTGTTTACGAGCGACTTCCTTATCAGCATCATTACCAGTATTCCACAGACGAGAATTTAGTTCACCGACCGGATCGTTTTCACCAATAGTTGTAAGAGAGTTTTCGATGTACCATTTCCCAGTAGGCCCTTGGAACCCATGATTAAATACGCGAACCCAAGGGAGTTCGTCGCCTTCAGCGCGTGGGAGGAATCGAATAGTTGCGGTAGCATTACCGGCTTTGTCTGCTTCTAGTTTCCAGAAGCGGTCGTCTTGATAAGACTTTGATTCGCTTTGTGGATTAGCGATCTTGTTGAACTCGGTAGAGATTTTACCGAAGTCTGTATTGCGCATTTTGCGAAGTGTAGTAATGTCCATATATTTTCCTTAGTGTACGATTGTTTACGATTTTGCGAAGTATTTTGCTGTGTCATCGTCATAGTCACCATCATCGTCTAGATTAAAACTATCATAGTCTAAATCTTCGACGGGTTCTGATTCCTCTGACCATCTATTTATAACACGCATCCCACTTCCTGGGATATTTTTAGTGTGTTTTGCATGTTTAGCAAATTTAGTTTTGCTTTTGCGATCATCATCTTGATCATTGTGATTATGTAGAGTACGGCCCATGTTAGAGTTCTGCGAATGATTCTTTATATTGTTGATAGATTGATTGTATCTTAATTTGGTCAAACTTGACAAACTTTTTTGTCTTATTGATGATACGGAGTTGATCGCCCCAAAGCATAACAAGTGGTTCCCATTGCTGGAGGAAGTTTTCAAATTGGTCTAAGATAACCATAGTTTCTAAGTGAACATGTCCGCCAACATATAGACTCAAAAGTTCTGGTACATTATTATCT